ACCTCTGGCGGATCAGCACTCACGTCAGTGACCCCTACAACGAGTGGCACCACAGCACTTTGTGATTTTGCAGATTTAACCTTTTCCAATGCTACTGTGACCGCCAGAGGATGTATGATCTACAACGATACCAATAGTGACAAAGCTTGTGCAATCATTGATTTTGGTGGTGATAAAACATCTACAGCAGGAGATTTTACGGTTGTCTTCCCTGCGGCAACAGCTACTGGTGCAATTATAAGATTGGCGTGACGATATGCCGTTACAGCCACTTGAATTTAAGCCCGGCGTTGATCGAGAAAGCACTGATTATTCTGTAGGACAAGGTTGGGTAAACGCGAACTTAGTGCGATTTCGTAAAAATCGTGTCGAAAAAGTTGGTGGTTGGTTAAAATTAGGCACAAGTTTTTTTCTTGGTATAGCTCGCGCTTTACATTCTTGGATATCGCTAGAGGGTGTAAGATATTTAGGAATTGGTAGCACTTTTAAATATTACATTGAAGAAGGCGATGCATATTACGACATAACACCGATTAGAAGCACAACAAGCGCGGGCGACGTAACTTTTTCAGCGTCAAACGGTAGCTCCACAATCACCGTGACAGATGCATCTCACGGAGCGGTCAATAACGATTTTGTAACTTTTTCGGGTGCCGCGACTTTAGGTGGCACTATTACTGGAGATGTTCTCAATCAAGAATATCAAATACAATTAGTAACAGGAACAAACACTTACACCATCTCAGCGAAAGATACTTCTGGGACGGCGGTTACCGCAAACTCTAGTGACACAGGAAATGGCGGCTCAAGTGTTGTTGGCACGTATCAAATTAATGTCGGGTTAGATACTTATATATCAGCAACGGGTTGGGGCGTAGGAACATGGGGCGCCGGCACTTGGGGATCTGCAACCGCTTTGAGTGCTGTTAATCAACTGCGGATTTGGACGCATGATAATTTTGGTGAAAACTTAATTATTAATGTGCGAGGCGGCGGTATCTATAGATGGCTTGAAAATAACGGCAAAACGACAAGAGCCTTAGAATTATCGGGCATCAGTGGTGCTAATTTAGTTCCTACAAAAGGCTTACAAGTAGTAACTTCAGAAACTGACAGACATTTGATTGTTTTAGGCGCAGATGAAATTTCAAGTGGATCAAGGACTGGCAATATAGATCCCATGTTTATAGCGTTTTCTGATAGTGAGAATGAATTAGAGTTTGAACCAAAAACTACAAATACAGCGGGATCAGTTAGACTTTCTAGTGGCTCAACCATTATAGGCGGGTTGAAATCAAGGCAAGAATTACTTATTTGGACAGACACTAGCCTGTACTCAATGCAATTTATTGGGCCTCCTCTTACTTTTTCAATCAATTTAATTAACGAAGGTGCAGGTTTACTTAGCCCGAAATCGGCAGTTAACGGCCCGAACGGAGTGTTTTTCGCGAGTAAAAATAGTTTTTATTTATACACAGGATCAGTGCAAAAATTGCCTTGCGCCGTGCAAGAGTACGTTTTTAATGATTTAGATTTAGGTCAAGCGTTTAAATGTCACATGGGCATGAACACAGAATATTCAGAAATGTGGTTTTTTTATGTAAGTAAAGAGGATGGCACAGGTGAGATATCCAGATATGTTATTTATAACTATGAAGAGAATACTTGGAGTATCGGATCTTTAATTAGGTATGCATGGTTAGATGCAGGAATCGAAGATCAACCTCTTGCATCAGCTACTTCTTCCAGTAACAACTGTATATTTCAACATGAGACAGGTTATGACGATAATGGCTCACCAATGACTAACGTGTTTGTTGAGAGTGGTGATATTGACATTTCATCAGGAGAAGCCTTCTCGTTTTTGAAGAGAGTCATTCCTGATATGAAATTTGTAAAAGAATCTGGATCTACTAACGCACCCGCGATGAACGTGGTCGTTAAACGCAGAAACTTTCCAAATAATACGTTAACGACAGATTCAACAGTACAAATTACAGAGAGCGCCACATTTAGCAGTTTACGCACTCGCGCGCGTCAAGTGGTGTTTAGATTTGAAAGTGATGACGACAATACAGAAATTGATCAATTAGGTTACAAATGGAGGTTAGGCACAACACGAGTTGATTTACAGCCAAGCGGTAGAAGGGCATGAGTAAGATACTTGAAACGCTTTTACCAATTGCAAGAGGCGATAAAGTTTCTGTTGAAACCTTCAATCGTTTAATAAGAATATTGGAAATTAACTTAAATAAGGTAGAATTAGACAAATCGCCTCATTTTAACGCTACAGAAATAAGTGAGACACAGTTTGCAACTGGAGCGATTATATTTAATACTACTAATAGTATACATCAAGCGTTTGATGGCACGCAGTTTAGAGATTTGTACAGTCATCAAACTTACCCAACTGGACAGGGTATAACGGCAAGCTTAGGCAGTGTAACGGTGACAATATCATGAATGAGAATTTACAGAGGCGGATACAAAATTTAATGGGCAATGAGTCGATGCCTATGCAAATGCAGATGGGCGGAGAGGTAGAGCAACCCATGCCTGAGATGATGCCGCCGCAAGCAGATAACTCTATGTTAGAGTCAGCCATTAACGAGTTGATGATGGCAAGAGACACCGCAGAAGATCCTTTTGAGGCAGAAAAAGCACAACAACTGGCAGAAGCGACTGCATTAAGCGCAGAAGCGCCCCTTGCAACAATAGCTCAAGAAGTTATGTCAGCAGGACGAGGAGATGACACCACGCTTGCTCATTTACAACCAGGTGAAGTTGTTTTACCGCCGGAAATGTTTGATGATCCGCAGTTTGAGATGGCGGTAGAATCTAGGTTTAACGAGCTCGATCTAGATCCTGAGCGTTATGTCGTTGGCATGGGCATCGCAAGCTTAAATCCATCCACCGGACTCGAAGAGTTTGGATTCTTCAAAAAAGTAGGTAAGTTCTTCAAAAAAGTTGTTAAAAAAGTAGCACCGGTAGCTATGTTAATACCTGGTGTTGGTACGGCTCTTGGAGGCGTGTTAGGTGGGTTAGGAAGTATTGCAACTAAAATACCAGGTATCGGTGGTGCATTAGGAAGTTTAGGATCTACTGTTGCAAGTGGTATCGCCGGTTTAAATATACCTGGCATATCCACCATAGCAAAAGGCACTACAGGTGGTTTTGAGGGTATTGCAGACGCTTTGCTGACAAAAAAAGGATTGTTTGGAGGAGGCCCATTAGCTGAACTAGTGGGATTAGGCGCAGGCACATCCACTCAGCCAGGTACAGGCACAGGCACATCAACAGCGCCAGGAGCAGAAGAACAAGCGCAACAACAAAACATTTTACAACGTATTATCAACGCTAAACTTATGGGAGATCAAGGCCCGAATGTAGGTGCTTTAGGATTAGCAGGATTATTAGGCAAGCTCGCATACGATGAGGCAAAGAACAGAAGAGGCGTGCCGCTAACACCCATGACGCAAATGGATGCTATGGGGCGATACAACATCGAAGCTGAGATAGCGCGAAGGATGGGTCAGGAAGCACCTAATCCTGTAGAGTTCGGTCTAATGCCCGCAAACACAATTCCGCAACTATCGGGCGGTAGACCTGAAGAGCCGGTTGGGATGCAAGCGGGAGGGTCTGTCAGTTCAGTGCCTGAAGGCATGAAAGAGTTTTTTTTAACAACGCACATCAGTGATATGACAGTAGGTCAGCAAGATATGTTGCGGGATCTAATTAATAATGATCCTGTTTTTGCCGAAGTTTATTATCAATCCGATGATTTAAGAATGCCAGAAGCTTTTGATGTGGTTACAAATGTGCCGGAAGGAATGTTTGGAGGAGTGTCAAATGCGGAATTTGCCAAACTCATGGATCTCACGCCAACACAAAAGTCAAAAAGATCTAAAGGTGTTGGTGGATTGATGAAAAATCGAATTATAGACAAAGGCAGAAGAACCGCAGAGAGAATGCTTAAATTAAGAGAAATCGCACGAAGAAGGGGAAAAATGATGCCGCCAAGTGACGCGATGGGCGGTTACATGAGCGATATAGAAATGGATCGGTTTTTAAAGGGATTACCTGATCAAATGTATATGGGTGGTCCCGTCATGGCATTCGCTGATGGCGGTAATGTATCTGATGAAGATTTTAAAAGAAAAACGGGTAAGATAAATGGCCCAGGCACTGAAACCTCTGATGACATACCTGCTATGTTATCTGATGGTGAATTTGTCTTTAAAAGTCAATCAGTTAGGGGCGCAGGTGCCTTTGACATGAATAAAAAGCGTGGCGGTATTATTGAGTTAGTGCCGAACATTTATTCTCATCTTACGCTAAAAAAAGAGCATGAGGGATAGAATATGTTTAGGATGATGCCAAGAGACTTTTCAATGCGAGGCGGAGCAATGTCCCCTATGATGGGAGGTATTGGCGCATTTCAACCACAACAACCTCCGATGCCACCACCGCGTCAAGATAACCTAATGAATTTCACGCGAGGATTAGGCGGCGGTAACTTTAATAATCCTAACTTTAGAGGACAGCCTATACGTGAAGTCGGAATGCCGATGACACCTCCACCCCCACCTCCACCTCCACAGGGCGGTGGCACAATAGAAGTGGGTGCAGGTAACTTTAGAAAATTAAATCCAAATCCACCTGGTTTAAATTTTCCACAATTCAATCAAACACCAAGACAGCCACAGATGCCTCCACAGGGCGGTGGCTTGGCGACTACAGGACAAGAGTATTTTAAAAATCAAACACCACCTCCAGGACTAAAAACTACTTTACCCACAGCCGGTGGACAAGTATCACCTGGACAAACCGTGTTACCGCCAAGGTTTGGAGACACGGCAACTGTACCGCCCTCTCAACAAGTCGCAACAACAAGCGCAATGAACGGCGGTCAAACTTTCCCACAAGGCGCAGGAACACCTTCTCCGAGCGGTAGCACTGCAACAGCAACTACGACAGGCACAGGCACTACGACAGGAACTGGTGCAACGGGCGAGACGCCATTTGTCACTTCAGTAGAAAAAACTGCAACACAAATGGATCCGCTAACACAGCAACTATTATTTGGTATCGATGGGCAAGGTGGCTTTATTCCTGGCGCTTTCAGAGCGGCAGAGAGAACTTTCTTTGACTCAGAGGGTCGTCCTATTGTTGTGCCACAAGAGATTGCAGGACTATCGCCAGATCAATTACGAGCCGCTCAACTAGCACGAGGGCAACTTGGCGTACAAAGACCGTTTATTGATGAGGCGGTTATGTTAGGCAGGCAAGGCTTAGGATCGCTTGAGAGAGGTTTAGCAGATCAGGCAATCTTTGACAGAGAAGCATTACAAGCAATGAGACGTGGCGCTGACTTTGCATTAGATCAGAGAGATCTAGGATTGATGGACGCTTTGCGCGGCGTGGAAGAAGGAAGAGGACAGGCGCTAGGATCAGAGGCTAGGTTACGTGGTGATTTAGCGGACATCGAAAGATTCCAAACCGGTGCGACAGATAGATATTTACAGCAACTTGCTCAACGTGATGCGTTGGCAAGAGGTGCCGCTGATCAGTTTGGAATGGATTTAGCACGCGCAAGACAGCAGGGTAGACGAACATTTGATGAGTTTGGTAGAGATGTAACCGACGCATTGGGCATGAGAGCGATGGCAGGAGAGAGCCTAGATCGCGATTTGGCGAGGTCTGAGCTTTTGGCCTCGTTAGGTACTAGTGCACAGAGAAGAGGGCTAGGAAGAGCCGAGGGAACGCTTATGCGCGGTATCGGAGGATTAGATACCGGTATTAGTGAAGCGGCTGACTTAACTAGGGCTAGTACACGCGGTTTTGACCCTAGGATGACCCAACAATTCTTTGACCCATTTGAGGATAGGGTGGTACAGCAAACCATCGAAGATATTACCGAGCAAGCAACAAAGGG